TTTCAGAGTATCCGAGACCAAACTTCTTCACAGATTCTTCTGTGATTAGTCTGCCTTGGAAGTATCGCATAGCACGAGGTGACTCAAGTGCTTGGTTATTTAGACGCTTCATAAGAATCTCGTCATATGGAACGTACAGTTCCTTTTTAATTAGTTGCTGATTGACCTGCTTCTCAATATCGGACTCAGTTTCTTTAGACTTGATATAGCGAGCAGCCTCAAAATAAGAACGACCAGAAGTGTGCATAATCAGCTCTGTAAGGTCACATACATGTTGACAAGAAAAGCAAAAGAAGAAACCAGTACGCTTATCCACCTCACCTGCTGGTGTACGATAGTTGTTGTGGAAAGGACAAAAAATCAAGTAGTCAGAGTCTACTTCTGATTCAATGTTGATTCCTGATCCTGTGATAACTCGTTTGATTTGTTCTTCGGTGTAGGCACTAGCATTGTGCCGTCTATTCCCTCTATGCATTCTGTCTTTTTTCTTCCTATGTATGTTCCATATACTGATAATATAAATTCAAAATAATCTTTGTCGTGGTTATAGTATATCGTAAAGTTTGGATCTATGTCAAGTCTTGGAGCATATCCGTTTAGTTTCATCTCTATCTTGAGAAGGCGAATATACTCCTGGCGAAGTCTCCCAATGGAGGTATCATCTCTAATGATACCGTCCAGGGAAAACCTCTTGATTGACTTGTGGTGCGTATAATCCATACATCCATTATACTAGCTTTCTTCGAAGTCCTTGTACTTGTACCAGCCCTTATCAAAGTCTGCCTGTACGATAAACTCACCCATAAATCCGTTACGGTTCTTACGGAATACACACTCAATGATGTCGGAGTTTGTAGCACGACCTAGAGCAAGTACCCAGTCAGCATCGTATGCAATCTGACGTGACCAAGCAGTCTGTCCAAGTGTAGGAACAGTGTCTAGCTTATTAACGTCATCTGGTGTTGCTGACGAGATAGCGATGATTGGCATCTCTTCACTAATAGCCATGAGCTTTAGTTCACGAGAAAGGTTCTTCATACGTACCGTCTCGTTGTCAGACTTCTGATTTGGAGACATAAGCTGCAGGTAGTCAACGATGATTAAGTCAGGCTTGTACTGGTCAATCTTACCTCTAATAACGCTTGGCGTTACTTCTCCACCGCCATCGTTTGAGATGATGTGGAACTCTGGCTTGCCCTGCAATTCTTTCTTGTGCCAACGACGAAGATCGTCTGTCTCAATTAGACCAGCAGAAAGCTTGCGATGTGACCATAGACCCTCACCCATGATTGTAAACACACGGTTACGAACTTCGGTCTCGCTCATTTCAAGAGAGATGATTAGTGGCGACTTGCCCTGCTTCCATGCTTGTACTGCAAAGTACAGAGCCATCCAGGACTTACCAATACCAGGATATGCCAAGAACACGCCTAGCTGACCTGGCATAATACCAGCAGGTAGATAGTTGTCAAATCCAGCAAGACCTGTCTTAATACCAACAGAGCCAATCTCATTCTGCCTCTTGACATTTTCGTAGTATGCAACAGCATCTTCAATGTCAATTACGTCAATATCACGAATGACTGACGTGTTCTTTTTAAGTGCAGATGTTTGTGTAATTAGTTCTTCAAGTGCTTTGATTCCCTGACCAGCCTGAACTTCTCCTGCTGTTGTACGCAGGATATCTTTTAGACTGTCATTCAGGAACTCTGCCTGTAGTTCTTCTAGGTGATACTTGGTAGCACCAATACCGTCTACTGGAGCAAAGTCACGAAACTTGTCTACCACAAGTGATACAGGTGGGACTGTACCATTCATCTCAGAATAGTTACGAATGAATTGCCAGATGTCGTTATGTGTACGCAGGATATTGTCTACGTTTGCCTGTAGCAATACGTGTACTTGCTTATCCTGCAGTACCGCTGAAATTAGCTTTGCTTCTGTGTTACTCATTTAACCACTCCTTAGCCTTTGCTCGGCGTTCGGCTCTCTCCTTAAGATCTTGTGCATACTGTTCTCTCGCATCAATAATTTTGTCAGCGTAGTTGGCAAAATATTTCCACGATGGTGTCTCTGCTACTGAAAAATAATACTCCAACAGATCGTAGCATTCTGGGAGTCCATAAGACTCAATCAGGGCATCTGCAGCCCATTGTTCAACATTAAGATTGAGCGTAACTCTTTGCTCATAATGCTTTGTGTGCAACTTGGCATAACGACTGAGCAAAGCCATTCGGTCTTTGCGTTCAGCCATTACTTACCGTCAATCTCTGCTGAGGCTTCTTTAATCTTTTCACCAAGCTTGGCTTCTACAAAACTGTAGACACGCTCAAAAGCTTCGTTAATGTTTTCTCCGTCACGACGAGAGTCTTCTACTCCCAGGTCAATGCGGAGTGACTGGAAGTTACCAAGGTTAAGTGTATAACCTAGAGTAACATTTACTTTAGTTTCGTTGTTGTCCATACCCTACTTCTTTCTCTAAATGGATTCATCCCAAACAGGGATAAAGCGACCGTCTTCGGTCCTTGTATATGTAAGTATACCATCTCCCATACGCCTTGTCAACTCCTGTTTTGAAGGCGTTATGTTATTGGTAATCAGCTTATCTTTGCGAGGCTGTCCCATATGGTAGGATGCTAGTATATCACGAAGTTCACGTACCTGTGATTCAGAGTAGTAACTTCTTACCTGCCATCCTGTGCTACCGCCCTTCTGAGAGCCTGTAGGAGGCGGTAGAACGCCTCTCTTGACTAATTGTGGCATATACTTCTTGTGTCTGTTGACTAAGTCCGCTGTCTCTCCAACAGTGTAAGCACGTTCTCTATTCCTTTTAAAATCATTAACTAAACAACTTTCAATTTGGTCTTTTACAATGTTGTACACAGACATAATGTTGTTCGATCTATTTAGGTGATGAACCCTAACAAGGTCTCCGTTCAAGAACCATACCTTTTTGCTACCTGGAATAACAGGAGCACTATTGTACTCTTCACGTGTTCTATACGCCATTATAACTCCTACAGAACTGGAACGCCAACAATAATCAGGTTTACACCAACTGATGCCTTACCCTTTTTTGCAGCGTTGAATGCTACATAGCCAGTAACTCTTGTCTTCTGTACGTCATTAATTACAACCGTAGCGTCACGTCCTGCATCTGTGTTACTGATTAGAGCAACTGTTGCTGTAACTACTGGTGCATACTTGAAGTTTACACCAAAATTATATGTGAATGCAATCTCTTTATCTGCTGTAACATCCTTGTCTCGTGCAACTTCAACGTAACCTGCGATCATTGAAAGGTCATTCATTCTGTGAGACTCTTTGATGTTGTCCTTATTATTAAAAATTGACTCACTAAACTTAGATGTGACTTTTGTAGACAACTCATTAAGCTGCTCTACAATCTGGTAGATGTACTGATAGTCAATTGGTTGACCCTGTTGTGGGATAGGAATATTTGCCATATGCTAATTATATCACAAACTAGACAATACTTCCAGCATCATATTTAGCTCTTGTTGAGATGTCATTTGCTGTCAGAACTAGGGTATCGGTGTCTGTTGGTAACCTGTCTTTTACAAATGTGGCTAAATGCACCATAAACGAAGCTGTGTGGCTTTCTGTGGCACTAGACTGATACTGTGTTGGGATTGGTACGGAAAAGCTATTTGCTGTAATAGTCGATACAAAGGTCCAAGATTCTTCACTATCCCATTTCACATATACGTCTAGTGGAAGCCCATCTATTTGTGTTGGTATAGATGGTGAGAACTTCCAGCTAACGTCAAATGACTTTCCGTGTGACTTAATTTCACGTTCATCAGTGTTATATGTCAATGTCTGCATCGATGGTCTCTCTACACGAAAAACGTTTGACCATGATGTGAAATATCTGCCATCTTCAGTTCTAACACGATATCTAACTAAATACTGATTGTTGGAGTCAAGATATGGCAGCGATCCTTTTTGAACGTTTAGTGTTTGAATGCCTTTATCTGGTTCTGGTGTAGCCATTATGTACCTACATCTACCTGGAATCTAAATTCAATAAGGTTTGTCTTGTCTTTTTCTTTTACTGATGGTGTAGCCATTGTTGTACCGCCAGTAGTTGTGAAAGAGTTCTGAACTATTGTATAGCCTACCAATCCATATACTGGGCTTTCGGACATTACGTTGTCCACACGGATTCCATCTAGTGCGATATATCCTGAAACATCTGATTCTACAAACACCTTGACAAAGGTTGCTGTATTCCATGAGAATGATCCATATGTAGTAACGTCTTTAACAAAAATATCTTTAATAAAATATCTTGATATAGCAT